ATATTGGTATCTGTTCACGTATAAAGGCTATTATACGTCAAGATCAAATAGAAGGCGGCATGGTAAGTATCTATAACCCAAGCATAACACAAAGGCTTAACGGGCTAACTGAAAAGGTAGAACAAACTAATATAGAGAAACCAATCTTCGGTGGAATTGATTTAGATATTAATCATGAGATGGATTGAGTTTAGCAAAAGAACCTAAACAGAAATGCGACTTGCTGAGTACGAGAACAAACCGAAAACGCTATTTAATTTAAACACGTGAGCCAAATATTCAAACAAACAACCGCACAAGCTAAAATAGCAAGACTTAGAAAAAGGGTGCGAGGTGTTAAAGGTGGCACGTCAGCAAGTAAGACATTCTCAATCATACCTTTACTAATTGAATACGCATCTTTAAAACCTAAGATGGAAATTAGCATAGTATCTGAATCAATACCACATTTAAGACGTGGGGCAATGCGTGACTTTGAAAAGATAATGGTAATGACTGATAACTTTGTAGATGCAAGGTTTAATAGGTCCAATCTTACTTATAAGTTTGCCAACGGGTCCTACATTGAGTTTTTCTCAGCGGACCAATCAGACAAGCTAAGAGGTGCAAGGCGTGACGTGCTGTTTATAAACGAGTGTAATAATATAAACTTTGAGGCATACCAGCAAATGGCAATAAGAACACGAAACTTTATTTACCTTGACTGGAACCCTACTCACGAATTTTGGTTTAATACTGAATTAGAAGGCGATAGCGATACCGATACAATTACCTTGACCTACTTAGATAATGAAGCTCTAGAGCCTAGCATAGTAAAAGAAATAGAAAAAGCTAAAGAGAAAGCAAAGAATTCAAGCTACTGGGCAAATTGGTGGAATGTTTATGGTTTAGGTTTACAGGGTGTAATTGAAGGCATAGTTTACCCAGACTGGAAGATAATAGATAAACTACCCATAGAGGCTCGCTTATTAGGTACGGGCTTAGATTTTGGTTTTACGAATGATCCAACCGCTGCAATAGATGTTTATAAGCTAGACGATGGGTATATTTTGGATGAGGTTCTTTATCGAAAGGGGTTGCACAATAACGAAATTTATGCCTTACTAAAAGACAAAAGGAATGTTTATGCTGATAGTGCAGAACCAAAAAGTATCTCAGAATTAAGGCGGTATGGTTTAGGTGTAAGGGGTGCGGTAAAGGGTAAGGATAGCATAATGTTTGGAGTTCAAATCTTACAAAGTAATAAAATTTTTGTAACTTCGCAAAGCACTAACTTAATAAAAGAGATGCGAAATTACAGCTTTGATAAAGATAGGGCAGGCAATACACTAAACAAGCCTATTGATGCGTTTAATCATTGCATGGATGCAGCTAGGTATGCAGCAAGCGAATTGATAGGCAACAAGAATCAAGGCAAATATAGGATAGCAAGAGTATGAAAATATACCAATACCAACAAGTTTACAAGATACTAAGGGATGATGATTTACAACCAATAGAAAAAGCTCTATGGTTTTGGTCAATCCTAAAAAAAGTATCTTACGAAAAGGCAGAGGCAGAAGTACCTTTAAATAAGCTAACTGAGTTCTTCAAGCGTAAAGACATACAACCAAGTCCTTTCTTTGCCTGGTATAGAATAGGTTGGAGGATTTATCGTGTTCAACTAGATGCGTTTAAATGCACAAGTGGGGATATTAATGGGGCTTTAGCTTTAGGGGTGGATGAGGAAAGTCTAGTATCAAACATTCATGAGATAATGGCAACCTATACAATACGCAAAGACAAGTCAAGAGAATACCACAAGAAACTATCTGAGAAGATCAAGTATAATGTGGATGCTGGCAAAGCCTTATCTATTGCAGGTTTTTTTTTGACCAATTACGAGGGGACAAGGGAAAAATTGTTGAAGATATTAACGAGCAGGATGCAGAAAATAAACCAAAAATTACAAGCGCAGACGTAATTATGCACTACTTGAATACTATTGATAAAATGTCAAGAGGCGATAGACAAAAATGGGATTACTTTATGAATATGCGATACGATGAGTTTAAGCATTACGAAGGGTTTTTTAATGATAAGCGCAGGGAAGTAAACCAAATGTACAAGGGTAAGAAAACGTATGAGGAATTAATGGTAAATCAATTAGGGGTATTAATAGAACGATGAGCAACAAATATTCAAACGTAATAAAAGCACAAAAGGCTCTTTTAGAAACGCCTTACCTTGACCAATTAGGGGAACAACCTATTGAAGTTGTATTTGATAATCAGATACAGGCAATCCTACACAAGTTTGGGGATGACCTAGTTTTGGACATAATCAAAAGCATAGATGAAAAAGGGCTTAATGCAAGTAAAAACTTAACCCAATCTATTAACGATCCATTGCCTACTGTTCAAGCTAATGGAAATTATCAGCTAAAAATAGTTATGGCTGATTATTGGGAGTGGGCAGAAACGGGCAGAAATGATGGCAAAGCACCTCCAATAGAAAACATAATGCAATGGATTACCGATAAAGGAATAAAGGTAAGAAAGTCAAGAAGTGAAAAGCTAACAAGCGTATTGAAAAGGCGTAGGTCTATGGCATTTGCAATAAGCAGAACGATTGCCAAGCGTGGTTCAATAAAAAGGTTTAACTATAAAGGCTCTAAATTTTTATCTGATGTAGTAAATAATGAGGCTATGGAAGATTTAGGGGTTGGGCTTGCAGAGGCATTAGGCAAAACAGTTGCGGTAAGTGTTGCCCTTTCATTTAACCCTAAATACAATACAAGTATCTGATGTGGGGTTTACCTAAAAATTACGTTAATAAGTAGATGGCAGTAACAATACAGCAAGAACCTAGCGAAGTAACCCCAGCATTTAATCAATGCGCTTATGTGCTTAGTTCAGATAAAGTATCTACAAATTCAGACCATTATTACATTGCAATAATTAAAAACGAGGCAGGCGATCAAATCAGCAGACAAGAGTTTGTAGGTGCGCCTGGTTTCATTAATGGGTACATTGATATTCACAGAATAGTATCTAATTTAGTTACTTTTGATTTTGCTTTAGGGTTAGACCAAGTAACTAAGATGGGGGATAGTGTGGCTTATGTAGAAGTTGAATTTAGCGAATATTATGGTGGAACAGAATACCCTAGTATTGTTAATTCAGAAATCTATGTAACAAACATGGGATTAAATACCTACAATTATCTAAGCTATAATTCAGCAGATTATGTAGATGCGTTTTTAAATACAACTACAAAGATAAAGATTGATAGTTTGGCATGGTTAGCGTTTAGGCATGAATCATCAGCCCCAATCGTTAAGGTAGTTGTAACTGCAAACAATGGCGTGGGAAATACAGTTACCGAAATAGACAATCCTTGGGATGGTTTTGCAACTTGGCAAGAGGGGTTCTTATATTTTCCTAGTGGTTCAAATCTAAATGATATTGATCCATTGCAAATTATAGCAGGGTCGCAACCTATTATAGCTACTGATACTTTGTACTATACAGTTGAACTTTACTCAGGAGCAGGCTCACAAGCAACTTACAGATACGAGATAATAAGCAATAAATTTAGTGCGTACTATTCTAAATCGTGCTATTCAGATTATGAACTTTACTACCTAAACAAAAATGGGGCATTTGAAACCTTAGTAATGGGTAAAGGGTATAAAGTAACCCAACAAATGACAAGGCAAAACGCAAGCCGTATTATGTCTAAAATGACAAGCACCACAACTTATGGGTATGCTTTAGATAGTGCAATGAGGGTAAACAATCAAATAACCTATCAGGGCAAATGGAAATTAAACAGCGATTGGATAAGTGAGCAAGAATCAGCAAACTACCTTGAAATGGTAAACAGCCCTGTAATTTATTTGAACGATGGGACTAAGACAATAAGAGTAGTATGTTCTGAAAGTTCTTACCAAGAGAAATCCGAAAGGTATGATAGGCTATTTAATTTCAGCGTAACAGTAGAGGAAAGCCAAAAACAGGAAAGGCAATGGGTAAATTAATCATATCAGATTATAACCTTGCAGGCGCAGCGGTAGCACCAGGCATTGAAATAGATATTACCATACCTATACCTTTGACTAAATCCATTTCGGATGTAATGTTTCCTGAAACAAGACAAGGCGAATGGAGTAAGACAATTACAATACAAGGGTACAGTGAGGTAAACAAAGCCTTTACACATATCTACGAGATAAACGAAACGATTACTTCAGATACTCAATATGACCCAAGTTTTAACCCTAACAAACGTGCAAACGTAATTTATCAAAGTGATGGGGTTGTACAAATGCGTGGTTATATTCGTTTAATCGAGATAAACAAGATACTTGAAACGAGCGAAATACAATACCAATGCCAAATAATAAATAATGTAAGTGATTTCTTTGCAGACATAAGCGGGAAATCTATGGCAGATATTGACCTAACAAGATACAACCATGTAATAACAAAGGAACTTGTAAGAAAATCGTGGGATCAAAATATTATAGATGGGGGCGTTCAAATACCTTTTGCAAAGGGTACTGGATATGTACACGCTTTAATTAACAAAAGACCATACAAAGGTACAATAGGCTCAACAGACCCTACTACAAGCTGGGATGTTGGCGATACAACTCCATGCCTTTACGCAAAGGAATTAGTAGATAAGATTTATGCAGATGCAGGGGCTACTTATGCAAGTGGGGGTTTCTTTGATAGTGCAGAATTTAAGAATTGGGTAGTACCTTATAATGGTAGAAGTTTAGGGCTTACTAATGCAGATATTGACTTTTATAGGGTACAAGCACAAAGTTTAGCAACCCAAACTACAGGCGGATTAATAGCACCTGAAACAAGCAGCGTTGATTTAGTTTTCTCAAATGATAGTACAAGCGGGAATCAAGATAATTCAAATTCTTGGAATACCTCACCAATACAGGGTATATTTACTGCACAGGTAGATGGTAACTATGGGGTTCTTTTAGATACGCCAATTACTATATCCTATTCAGGGGCATTAAGACCAGTGAAAATTACAAGCACTTTAGTAGCAACAAACACAACCACAGGGGCAAGATATTTTAGTCAAAACGGAATAGCATATACACAATCGACCACACCTGCTATTGTTTTGGGTGGCATTCAATTATACATAGAGTCTATTCCTGTAAAATCAGGCGAATCATTAACCTTTAGCCTTGAGTGTTATGGTAATGCAAACAGTTCAGGTGTGGGTATAGCAAGTTTGGCAATAGGGGCTACTTTATTTATACAACCGAAAACGCTTTATTATGGTTCAGGTTCAACAGTAGACTTCCAAGAGTTCTACGATAGAAAAATAACCCAAAAGCAATTTATGGTGGATTTGATACGCACGTTTAATCTTTGGATAGATGTGAACAATCAAGGCGAGCACGTTGTAGAAACGAGGGATGATTATTTAGGAACTGATGTAACGGATTTAGAAGATGTCATTAATACCGATAAGGAAGTATCTTATTTGCCTATGGGGGCTTTAGATGCAAGAAAGTATATCTTTACATACAAAGAGGATAAAGATAGCTTAAACGAGCTGTATAAGTTTAGAAACGAAATGCCTTATGGTACAAAGGAATTTGATGTAGATAACGATTTTATCAAAACAGATAAAGAGATTAAGGTAAGTTATTCGCCTACTCCTATGCGTTATTTCGATACTAGTGGAATGACATTATCAGATATTACCTTTTACGATAAGCAAGGCGGTCAGGATAAAGAAAAAAAATCTAATTACAGATTGCTAAGATACGAGGGTATTGAAAATTGCAACCCTTATCATCTTGAAGATTCAGCAGGTATAAATATTGAAACAGGCTACCCATTAATAGGGCATATTAATGACCCATTAAACCCTACTTTGGATGGGCTTTTTGGAATGTTAGACCAACACTACTTAAACCCATTAATAAAGTATAGCAATAATACCCTATGGTTTCAGTACTATCTTAAACAATACAAAGAAATAACCGATAGGAATAGTAAGATAGTGAAAGCCTGGTTAAACATTGGTGAGGACTTGTACCCTAATATGACCTTTGATAAGATTTACTATTTTGATAATGCTTATTTTCGGTTAAATAAAATCTATGATTACAAGCCTAAAGAAGATACTTTATGCGAGTTCTTAAAGTTAGTTGAATACACTAAGCCAGCAACCGAAAACGGGGATAATGGTGGATGGGATGATACAGATACTTTCAGCGATTATTTTCCTACCCCTTCAAGCATATTAAATGGAAGTGGGAATACAGGGTTTAATCGAGGCGCAGATAACACAATGACAGATACCGCTATTGCAATCGGTAACAATAACACTTACGGGGGTATAGGTCTTGTATCAATTATGAGTTCAAGCAATGTAAATGTAGCTGATGGGGTTACACAAGCGACTGTAATAAACTCAGATGGTTTAGAGGTTCAAGAGAACAGCTTGTATATTAATGGGGTTAACGTTATACCAAATGAAAACTTAACAGCATTTAGCAAAGCAGACCAAACGGCTGATGGTGCTGGAACAGCAAAGGAAATATCATTTACAGGAAGTACATTAAATGGAGATAGCATTTCAATTAGTGGAAACGAGATAACAATAGAAAGGGGAGGTCTATACTCAATTACTATTAATGCTCAAATTTATAGAATTTCTGGAGGTTCAACAGAAGATTTTTTTATGTGGGTAGAGGGAGATAGTGGCTCCGGTTTTAGTGCATTACCTAATAGCGCAAGGCATAGCAGCACGTTAAATTCAAATAAAACTTTTATAGTGCCTATGGAAATAACCCAAACTTTTAATGCTGGTGATATTATAAAGTTTATGTTTGAGGTAAGTAACACTAACGTATATCTGAATTACGAGCCAGTAAGCGGTTCAAGACCCGAAGTAAATAGTTTTAATGTAATAGTAAGGAGAGTATTATAAATGACAGCAGTATCAACAGCAGCAGAGGTAAAAGTTCAGATAACGGGGCAGGAGAGCGTTAAAGAATTAAACACTTTAATAAAGCAGAACAATAATTTAATGGAGGCTGCTAGGGCTGCTTATGGCGAAAATTCTGACGAGTATGCTCTTGCAAAACAAAAGCTAGATGCAGTTACAAAGGCTTTGGAGGGTGTTAATGCAGAGGCAAAGGACTTAGGGGACAAGAACCTTAAAAAAGTAACCAACGAAACAAAGAATGTTAAAAACGGGTTTGATGCAGTAGGTAAAGCTGGGCAAGTTTTTGAGCAGTTTGGGGGGAATATTGGTCATGTAGGCAGTGCAATGGGGAGGGTATCTGATGCAGCGGATTTATTCAGCAGTAAATTAAGGATATTTAAAAGTTTTAAAACAAGCATACTAAGTGCTGCATCTGCTTTTAAGGGGAACATGGTCGCTGCTTTAGGTAAAGCGAGGGTAGCAGCTTTGGCATTTATGGGTGCTTTAGGGATTGGCATCTTAATAGCTGGCGTTTCTTTGTTGGTTACTTATTGGAAGGAAATATCTGTATTCTTAGGGTTAAGCGCAAGCGATTCGGAGAAGCTAGAAAAATCAAGTCAAAAGATTGCAGATAAAGCCCTTGAAAGGTTAAACACAACTAAGGGGATGACCGAGCAATTAAGGTTGCAAGGGCTAACGGAAAGAGAAATACTCCAAAAGAAACAGGATGAAACAAAAGAGGCGATTAAACAAAGGCTTATAGCTATAAATTTAGCTGAGTTTAATCTAAGGGAACAAGTAAGATTAGAAACAAGAAACAAGCAAATACTAGTAGGGATATTAAATTTTATTAATGCACCGATACAGGCTATACTAAAAACAATGGATTTATTGTCTAAGGCAGTAGGTAGGGATTCCAATTTGGCGCAGGGAATGAATGATTGGATTGCTAGTTTTGTGGCAGACCCTGATAAAACAAAAAAGGAAGGTCAGAAAGCTATTGACGAGCAAAAGAAATCATTAGAGGGGTTAAAAGAAGAGTTTGCTAAATACGAAAACACAAAGAACGCCCAAGACCAAAAGGCAGCAGATAACGCTAAAAAACTAAGGGATAAAAATGCAGCAGATGCAGCAGCAGCACAAAAGAAAATAGACGATGCAAAACTAGCAGCACAAGAAAAGGCAAGAGATGAGGCAAATAATATAGCAGCAAAAGCAGCAAGAACAAAAAAAGAACGTGAAACAGATGAGTTTGAGTTAAAGCTACAAGATGCAGAGGCTAAATTTTTAAAAGAAAAAGAGTTACTTGAAGCACAAGGATTAGAAACGATAACACTTCAACAGAATTTTGATGCCGAAATAGAGCAAATAGCAATAGATAAAAATGATAGATTAAATAAAATAGAGGCTGATGCAGCAGCCAAAAGAGCAGCAAAGAAAAAAGAACAAGATGATGCAGATTTAAAAGAAACCGAAAGGATAGCAAATGCAAAGATACAAATTGAGCAAAATGCTTTTAAGGCTGCACAAGCTTTTAGCGGTTTGATGGCAGAAATAGGAAAAGATAACCTAGAAACACAAAAGGCTCAAGCGTTATTCCAAGTTGGAATAGATACAGCAAGTGCTATTAGTAGCGTTGTAAATAGTTCTGCGGCATTAGCAGGAAACCCAGTAGCATTAGGGTTTAACATAGCAGCAGGGATAGCAATAGTTTTAAGAAACATGAAAAAAGCTACAAGCATCCTTAATGCACAAGTACCAGTGCCAGGCGGCGATAACGGTGGAGGCGGCGGTAATAACGACAATCCACAACCTGACATACAAGCCAATCCAAGAGATAACAGGGTATTTGTACTTGAAACCGATATAACAACAGCACAACAAAGAATAAACAACTTAAACAAAATAGGAATAATTGATTAATATTATGGCAAGCAAAAAGAAAATTAGAAAGGAATTAATAGGCGCAAAGATTACAAAAGGTCATGTAACTATTATCATGGATGATTCAGAGGAATGTATTACAAAATGCAATATTCTGAAATTAGATGTATTTGAAAAAAAGGAAAAGAAAGATGCTAAACTTGACGAAAGATCAGAGTAATACACTTTACTCATTTTTTAACAACTATACAGGGGTTGCACCTTTTACCTTGACATTAAGTAGTCAGATAGACAGCACTGAAACCGAAAGTTTTGTATTAACTTTGTCAGAGTTCGGGGAGCGTGTATCTTTTAGCATAACGCCTACAACCATTGCAGGCTCTTATAGGTATGAAATAACCGATACGAATAGCAAGGTAATGGAATCAGGCAGAGCAGAAATAGAATTATGAAATTTGAATTTATAAACATATCGGAAAAGCCTTTGAGTATTGGCGTTGCTTATTCAAGTAAAACCGATGCAGACGATACTTTTATATCGTATTCCTTGCGAGGGGTTGAACAGGACAAGGCAAAAGTTAATATGCTGGCTTATGATTTAATCGATTTGCTTAATAACTCTAGTAAACATAATGCTATTGTAACGAGCAAGGTAAATTACATTACAGGTGGGGGTTTGATTACTGAGGATGAAAAAGAGGATGCTAAGACAAAAGAATTTTTACTTAACCCTAATGATTTCGAGGATGCAAACCAAGTTCTTGAAAAGTGTGCTACCGATTACGAGTTACAAGGTGGGTACTATCTTCAATTAGTTTTTGGTAAATTAGGTGAGCAGCTTGTAAGCGTGTATCATGTACCTTTTGAAAAGATGCAGCCCAATGAGAACGCAAGTAAGTTTAAGTTCGTAGATGACCCTAAAAAGCCTCGTGAATACGTTATTTATGATGCTTATGATGGTATAGACAAAACAGGTACTAAAATATTGTACGTTTCAACTTATCGACCAGGCAGTGGGGTTCTTACTTTGCCTGAATACTATGCAAGTTTAAGATACATTCAGATAGATAAAGAGATAGCTAACTTCAATTATAATAACATTAAAAGTGGTTTTAGCGCAGGCACAATGATTGTGCTTTACGATGGCGAACCACAACCTGAAGAAGAGCAAGCAATTAAAGACCAATTAAAAGCCAATACCACAGGCTCAGAGGAGGCTGGTAATACTTGGATATACTTTGCAAAGCCTGGAGATGATAAGCCCGAAGTGATACCTTTAAATGGAAATGATTTAGTAGACAAGTTTACACAGTTAAACGAGCAATGCAGGGATGAGATTTTTATAGGTCACAAAATTGTTTCTCCTATGTTGTTTGGTGTAAGGGTTGAGGGTACGCTAGGCGGTAGAAATGAAATCTTAGAGGCTTATGAACTTTTGAATAGTGGTTACATTGAGCCAAAGCAAAAGACCTTACAAGCGACTTTCAATATGTGCAATAGATTGTACGGAGGTCAAAGTATGTTAATAATTAAACCTAGCAAGCCAATGGGCTTAGATTACGTTGACATGTTCAAAGAGGGTATTATTACCGATAGGCGAATAGTGCAAAAGGAATTAGGCTTAGAAATTAGCGAAGATGTAGTTAATGTACCTTCACAACAATTATCCGAACAAGGTAAACCAAGAAATATTGATTGGGTTCAATTTGAGCAGTTTGGCGAGCCAGCAGAAAACTTTGAAGAGGTTCATGTATTAGATTTACCGATAGATTTACAAGATAATGGCGAAACTAACTGAAATAGGCAAAAAGGCTTTAAAGATTATTAAGGACAATGCAGGGATAGACCTTGCAACCTTATTAACTATTCTTGCAACGGGTGCAGTAGCAGGCGCAGAATTAATTAGCGACCTTAAAAAAGAAAAGTTGTTGGACGATGAGGATGGCTTAAAAGTAAGCAAAGAAGGCGAAGAAGAAATCAAAGAGGTTAAAAGCGAGTTCTTTGTAAAGTATAAATACTTTGGGATAAGGGATAAGGAAACAAATAGACCTTTTTGCGCTAGGTTATTGGAACTTAATAGGGTTTATACTAGAGAGGACATAAATACCCTTTCAGAGCGTTTAGGTTACAATGTATGGATGCGTAGGGGCGGTTGGTATCATAACCCTGACACGGGCGTTAATACGCCTTATTGCAGGCATACATGGAGGCAAGTGATAGTAAAGCGTAAAACTCAGGAATTTGCTGGATTTAATCCAAATCAGAAAAGAAACAAGGATGGTAAGTGGGGGGATGGTAATTCTGAAAAAAATGCAGATGAATTAACAGAACGAGATGAGGAAATTATAGACCATTATACAGATGAGGGGTTTGTGAATATGAATAGAAGTTTACAAAGTCAAGGTTATTTCGGAGAGCCAGCGGAAAAATTAGCCAAAGATGTAGATGATTTAAACAATGCTTTGGAAAAATTACCAAAATTTGAGGGTACTGTTTTTCGTGGAATAGATTTCGGGGGTGCAGGGCCAAAGACGTGGGCATTTGAGGGTAATATTAAAAGCAGCAAAAATGAGGTTTTATTTAAGGGCTTTACATCAACATCAAAAAACACGTCTTTCCCAAACGACATTTTAGAGGGAGGACGAGGTGGAGGGAAATACATAATAGAAATATTAAGTAAATCAGGTAGAGATATTGGAGATTATGCTCATTTAGGAGGGGAGGCAGAAGTTATTTTCAAATCTGGCACTAAATTTAAAGTTTTAGATTATGATTTTGAGGGGGTAATAAAAAAAGTAAAACTAGAGGAATTATGAAAAATAATAAATTTGTAGGAGATGGTAGCGACTGGGTTTTTATACCTAAAGGAAAGCCTAAGAAAACTGATAAAAAGAAAAAATAATGGCATATACATATTTAATAACAGAAACAGAGTTAAAGCAAGATACAATCATCCAAAACAACGTGGATGGTAAATTGCTAGGATGGGCAATGAGAAAAGCTCAAGACATTTACACAAGGGCGGTACTTGGTACTGCATTGTACAATCAAATCATTACAGAGTTCGCAGCGGCAAGCCTAACGGCTGCAAATCAAACTTTGCTTGATAGTTACATTGTACCGATGCAAAGGGAGTACATCCAAAAAGAGGCTACTTTTGCGCTATGGATTAAGTTTACAAATAGCTCGATAGGTACACGCTCGGTTGATGATTTACAAACATCAGGACAAGAGCAAGTAAACTATGCGGTCAATGAATTTGAAAGGGCAGCAGAATACTGGAAAGACCTTTTGATTAAATACATTTGTGATAACATTGCAGACTATCCATTGTATAATACAGGCGATCAAGAAATTGAACCCAACACAAAAAGTTACACATCAAGATTTACATTTACAAACGAAATAAATGAAGAAGTCCACAAAAGAAAAATACGAACGCATATTATTTAATAGCACAAATGAACTTAAAAAAAGTAATTCAGGAAATAGAAACGGCAGCACTTACACAGGCTCAAATAAAGTCGATTGTGATAGACGAGAACGGGTTGCAAGAACTAGAGAACGAAGAAAGTAAAGATTATCCGGTATTTATCATTGAGATAATGAATGTGGATGTGCAGCTTTCAGCTACAAGTGCTGGTCTTGTCTACTATTTTAATTTGATTTGCTTAGATGCTGAATTGCAAGGAAAGCAAAACAGAGTAGATTGTTTAAGCGATACGCTAGGTATTTTACAAGATGTTTTTAGTGAGTTGTTTCGTAATGGATATTACAGTTATGGCACAAATGGTCAAGCATCGATAATAACAGAGGTAGCACCAACGCATACCGCTGGGTGGGTTATGCCTATTCAAGTAGTAGGGGCATTTACCTCAGATACTTGTGATGTGCCTTAATTACCAAGCAGGCTGATTAGTAACACAAAAAGGATCGCCTACATAATTGCTCATCCAAATATCTTGGTCAAAACAAAACTTCTTTTTATTGCCTGAACAATCGTTACGAATTTCAAGCCAGTAACATTTATTTGTAATGCCATCGTTTGCGATAATACCGCAATTACAATCTTTGTCCTTCTTGCATCCTAAGAACGCAAGGGCTACAATTATTAATAATAAATATTTCTTCATGATTATTTCTTTGCTTTGGGTGCTGATTTCTTTGGTGCTGCTTTCTTTGCTGCTGCCTTTTTAGCTTTAGGCTTTGGTGCTGGCTTTAGAAACTCATCATAGGCATTGTATAGCTTTTTAATGGCATCAATGCAACAAGTTACACAAGTAGTATTTACCTTTTGATCGAACACCTGAGAATAAACCTCAGTAATCGCCTTGAAGTCTAATGCTCTTGTGTTAATCGTTCCATACTTTGTTTCTGCTATTACCCTGCCTACTCTTTCGTATGCCTCAATAGCTGTAATCTGTTCTTTGTTAAATTGTATTTTCATAATATTTTGTATAATGCTTGATAAGCTAGGTACGCACCAAACGCAGCAATAATTGCATAAGGGAGTTCTAGTGTGAAAAGCCCACTCACTAAGATAACCCAAAAGGTTGTGCATGATCCGCACCTAATTAATTTAGGTAGTTTTTCTTTAATCTTAATAAATGGGGTAAAGTATGTATAAATTACATACATGGCTAAAAATGTGGCTATAATAATTGGCATAGTCTTTCGTATTCGTTAATTACTTTTTCTTTTATTTCCTTAAATGCCCTCGTCATTTCATACGAAGGTAATTTATTTTTTGTTAAGCGTCTTATTGATGATTGATTATGCCCTTCTATCATTAATTGCATAATCCGGTGTAAATATCTATCGGTTTCATTTTCAAACACATTAAATAAAGCCTCTTGCTTTATATTGGTATGCTTGCTTGCATCTTGGAAGTTTTCCAGCGTTTCACTAAAAACTAAATCTATCTTTTTCTTTGGCTTGTAGTTTACTTCTGAGCATGGTCTAGTAAGTGATATTATTAGTGCCTTACATTTATAATCTAAGTCATTGGTAAAGTATTCTGTGGGCTTTTCACAAACCTTTAATAAAAACCAAGAGTAAACCTCTTTCCAATTTTGGGGGGCTAGGGTTTTGCAAACCTCTTTATAAGTTTGATTTCTACCAATTAAAACAAGTGCCTCCCTTTTTTGCACCTTACAAAAATACTAAACTTTTTGGATATTTACGTTTATAAGTAGAAAGCTATGCCAATACAGGAGTTAGATACTTTTAGAATTACAATTAACGAAGAAGATGAGGGCGTAGACTTTATCTCTTTTGTAGATAACCCTGCGATTAAAAAGGGGTTTGTAGCTTTCAATGAGAATTTAAAGGTGTATTTCAATGAGGAGTTGAGAATAATTACTACTCCGGTATTAATCCCAAATCAAAAGATTTACAGAAACCAAGATGGCAGAGAGTTCAATCTCATTGCTCTTGAATCTGATGTAGAAAAGATTTACAATAAATTTGTAAAAGATGCGAACTTTAATAAACTAAATCTAATGCATCAAGAGGGTACTGAATTAAGTACTAATGATGCACACCTAATAGAAATCTTCTTATCAGATAAGCGTAGAGGGATTTCAAATCCTACCTCATTTAGTAACCTACCCAATATGACATGGTTTGTATCTTACAAGATTACAAGCGATAAACTTTGGAACGATATTAAAGATGGGACATTCAAGGGCGTTTCGTTAGAGGGCAATTTGGGAATTATGGACTTTGACGAGGACAAGCAAATAGATTCATTACTACAAGAACTAAAAAATATTATTAATAATGAGTAAAAATAAAATTATCGTAGCATTAACCGAAATGGTTGATAGCTTAAAAGGCAAAGAGGTAGCTTTAGAAGATACCCCAGTAGCAGAAAAAACGGTTGAAACCGTAGAAGAAACTGAAGTACAATTTATGGAAAGCACTTTAACCGATGGCACTATTGTAAAATACGATGCTTTAGAGGTAGGGCAACCGTTAGTAGTAGTAACAAGTGAAGGCGAACAACCTGCACCAGATGCTACACACGAATTTGAAGATGGAACTTTAGTAACAACTAGCGAAGGTATTATTACAGAAATTGTAGAAGGCGCACCAGTTGAAACAGAAGATGAAATGTTTAGCGAGTTCAAAGCAATGATTGAGAAACTAGGTTTAGATTTTCAAGAGGCGGTTGCATCTCATAAAGAGGAAATGGAAACTTTGAAAACTGAGTTAGCTGAATATAAAGAACAAGTAAGCGTATCACTTGGAGAGGTTAAAGAGGCGGTAAGTGTAGCATCTAAGATGCCAGCAGCGAACCCAGCTAAAAGACCACGATTAAATACAGCCAAAGGATTTAAGCAGGCTTTAAAAGCGAATTAAGAAAGACAAATAAATATTAACAAAAAAATAAAAGAAAAAAATTATGGCATTCGATGTATCAGGATTAGCAGCGTATGTAGATGAGTCGAGCGACCAGCTACTAGCAGCAGCAGTAGAAAGTGCAAGGTCAAAGAGTTTGACTACTATGCACACAGGAATTAAAGGAACGCAAGACATTCATTTGATTGCAAACGACTTAACCTATCAAAACGATGGTTGTGAGTTGACAGCAAGCGGAGATAGCACACTTACGAAGGTGGCTATGACTGTTGCTGATATTGCAGTTCAAATGAAATACTGCCAAAAAGACCTTATTGGGAAATATACTCAAAGATGGTTAAGAGCAGGATCAAACGGAGATTTAGATGAAGTAACCTTTTTGTATAACGAAATCATTCAAGATTTAGTTAAAAAGATTGCAGCACAAGAAGAAACTAACGTATGGCAAGGCGATACAGCTGGAGCTGGAAACTTAGCATTTTATGATGGTTGGTTAAAGACTATCGATGCGGGTTCTCCTATTGATGGAAACCCAACAGGTATCACAGCAGCAACAGGAATCACAGCAGCTAACGCTATCTCAATCATGCAAGGTATCTACAATGTAGTTCCAGCAGCTTTATTGGGAGATGAAAGTTTGGCTATCATGTGTGGAATGGACACTTTTAGAGTATTCCAACAAGCATTGGTAAACGCTAACTTATTTAGCTATAATGGTCAAGCAGTAGATACTGTAAACTTACCAGGAACAAACGTGCCGATTGTAGGAGTAAATGGATTAAATGGTACAAATAGAATAATCTCTACTACTGAGGGTCATTTACATTGGGGAACTGATTTAGAAAGTGATGAAGATGAGTTGATTGTTGAAAGTGGAAACACACCAGGCGATAAAAACTTCTATGTTACTTCAAGGTTCAAATCAGGAACAGCGGTTACTTACATTGGCGAGATAGTAGAGTTCACTCTAGTACCTTAACAATAGGATAAACAATTAACAAAGGGCAGGTGGCTTAGACTGCTTGCCCTTTTTTTATAAAACAAGAAAAAAGAAAATAAAATTATGAGTTGTGTATTAACAGCTGCGATTGCAGCACAATGTAGAGATGCAGTAGGTGGTATCTCAAAGGTATGGGCGGTTGAAGTCGCAGCAGCACACGAGGGCGATGCTACTTATGTAGAAACATCGGGTGCTTTAACTACTTTAACGCTAGAAACTACACCAACAGCAAGAACTATTTATGCTTGGAACTTTGGTAAGGATAGCGCATCTATAAACGAAATAGTACATACCGGAAACGAAAACGGTACTACTATGTATGATCATGGATTAGAGTTATCATTTTGGAAGTGGGAAACTACGAAAAGGAATGAAATTTTAATTGCAGCTACTACTCCTTTGCTTATAGTTGTAAAAGACCAAAATAGTCAATATTGGGCTTTAGGTTTAACTAGAGGTTTAGATATGCAAGATGGAGCAGAGGCAACATCGGGTAAATTACTAAACGATAAAAATGGTTATACTCTTCAATTTATGGGGTCAGAGCCAGCACCAGTTATTGAGATTACAGATGCAGTATTTATAGCAGCCCTACCATAATGACAGGTATAGAAAGAACATCAGGCGGTAATGGTACTTATGGCATAGCAGATACTACACAAGCTGTAAGGTCTTTTGAATTTATCCAAGTAAATGCTGATGCGGTTATCTCTGAATTGACTTATCAAGATGGGACAAACGCTTTAACGGCATTGAACTTAGCTACTACTACATGGGTGGCTGGTATGCTGATAGCTGCGCCAATGGGTTTAAATTTCAAGAGCATTACTTTAACAAGTGGCAGCGTATTAATTAGCTAAATGTTAAACTTAGGTTTAGGCATAAAAGTTAAGAAGTTGGGGGGTGGTGCGCCACCTCCTCCACCTCGTGACCCAGATACCACAGCATTTATGAATGCAACAGGCATTCCAGATGATAGTACTGTTTACTATACTGGAACACCACAAGAAATAACAGGAACGGGGTTATGGACAGCGATAGATACGTTGGTACTAGATTTGAAAGATGCTAGTTTATGGAGCGATTTACAAGCATTTTACCCGTTTGTAGGTGGAACAGCAAGCACTCATAAATGGAACTTAAAAAATCCTTTAGATACTGATGCAGCTTTCAGATTAACTTGGGGTGGCGGAGTTACTCATGATAGATTAGGTGTAACGGGCAATGGAACAAACGCATACGGAAACACTCACATAGTACCATCTACAGACATAAATGGAGATAGTTCATTTGGGTTTAAGATAGGGAATAATGCGGATAGTTTAGCGGTTATGGGAAGTATTTTAAATTTGTCTAATGGTGAGTATATGTATGTATATCCGAGATATAGTAATAATGCATTGTTTACGCAATATGAAGATGTAAATTATACTTCTGGAAGTTATTCTAATACAGATTCAACAGGGTTTTACAGATTTAATCAATTAGGTACTGCATACAAAGCTCTAAAAGATGACGTTTTAAAACTAAATAGAACTGTAACGGGAGTTTATCCTAATATCCCAATAGCGTTATTTTGCTTAAACACGGATAATGTAAGCTTTGCTGATTTCGGTGTTTTTAATGCTACTTCTTTTGACTTTTTTACTAAGGGGCTTAGTTCAGTAGAAATGACCGATTTAAACACAATTAAAAACGATTTTGAAACAGCTTTGGCTAGATAAAATGTATAAGATTAGTATAGAAACAGCGAATTTATTAAAGGGTAAAACCTTTGCAAAAGATATGATTTTTAACCCAGTTCAAGATGTAAACGGAGATTGGTTTATTTCAAAAGAAGAAGTAAAAGGCAATACCAATTCGAGGTATAAAGACTTATTAGCAGGTTTAGAACTTGCTGAATTTGTACCACCTAAGCTTGAACTTGGTTTTTAATTTTAATGATATTGGCAGCTATCATAGCGGACATAAACTTAAAGAGGTGAAAGCAGTTGGTGATAAAGAAGTAAAACCCTAAGAACAAATGATTTACTTATTTCTGTTTTTATTAGTGTTTGTAACTATCATTTTTTTAGGAGTTAAAGACCCAAGCGTACGAATTACAAAATACTTTACTTTAATGTTTGTAATGTTATTTTCAATGCACCTTTGGCATATCGATTTTAAGTCTTTGTATTCTGCATTTTTTATAGGTTTATTCCTAGTAGATGAATGGCTTAGTTTAATCCCTAAAATAGACAAATGGAATAAAATGAAGCGGGTATCTGTAGCAGATATTGAACTTGTAGAATTTTCTGCTATTAATAAAATACCTAAAGATTATATTTTTGAAATGGCCGCTAATATTCATGGCAATGTGGTAGAAAAAACCCCTAACTTTATGAAGATAGTTTTTTGGATTAAAGGTGCGCTTGTTACAACTAAATACATAAAAGACTTTGAGAGCGATTTTAAGGTACTTTCAGGCAACTTTATAGTAAGCACTTATGATATTTATGAAAATGAAACAAAGCACCATTTAAATAAAGGCGATAGGTTTCAAATAAACGCTTATGTACCTCATTCATTTGAGGCTTTTGATGATAAAGTTAAAATAGAAACTATCGCTAAAAAACATGAGCAATAGAATAGGATTATTTTGCATAGATATAGTTTTATCTATTATGATATTACAAAGTGTAGATAGTTCTATGGTACTCTATGTTATAGGAATCATTTGTATTCTTGCAGCTAAAATAGCCCTGATATGGAACGATAAAGCTAAACTAACAACCAAAGCAATAGTTATTACAAGCGTTTTAAGTATCACTGGTGGGTACATAGGCTATTTGCTTGGGTTAATATGGTTTCCAGATAGAGAAATGGTTAGGCTGGGAATACTATTGCTTTTTGTCTATCTTGGTGATACTATTCTAATTGGTTTAAAAGCACAGTTTCCTGAATTATACAAGTCAATTTTAAAGGGTGGTGCAAACGCTATTATTAAGAAAATAGGGGGAGATAAAGAAGAAAGCGAACTATGAGAATATCGGAAAACTTTACTTTAAAAGAACTTACTATTAGTCAAACAGCAGTAAGAAAACAATATAAAGAGCAATTTGATCCAAGTGCCGAAATAATAAACAACCTTAAAACTTTAGCTGAAGAGATTTTGCAACCTGCTAGGGCTAGGCTAGGCTGCCCAATAAGGGTAAGTAGTGGGTATAGGTGTTTAAGAGTAAATAAGTCAATCGGTGGAAGTTCAACAAGCGACCACGTTAAAGGTTTAGCAGCTGATGTACATAACACCAATGGGAGTGATATTGAAATTGCAAAAGTTATTTTATTAATGGGTTTACCTTTTAAGCAAATGATTATAGAATTTGGAACACTTGCAGAACCAAGCTGGGTGCATATCAGCTACGATAAGTTTAACAATAAGCAACAAATATTAAGGGCATACAAACAGGGTAGGGCTACAAAATACAAAACACTAACAAGAAAGGATATTTTAGATGTATAAACGCATTTTAATAACGATATTAGCGACTTTCTTATTTATTGGGTGTAACACGCAACGAAAGTGCCAAAGGTTATTTAAAAAGCACCCTAAATGCTTCACAAGCGATACTCTGATACAATATGATACTATAAAGGGAATTGAATTTGATACTATCTTAATCGGTAGAAATACAATAGATACTTTTATGGTAGATAGCGGAGGTATTCAGGTTCAAACCATTGTAAGGTGGAAAACCAAAACTTTGTATCAAAAGGTAATTGAAAAAGATACGATTTTAGAAACCAAAACTATTAGGCAGATACCTAATCCAATAGTAATAAATGAAAAGCCTAAATGGTTGAGCGGCTTATTAATAAGCCTATTTCTGTTTATTGTTTTATTACTTGGTTTGGTTTACCTTCTCTTTAAAAAATAAACTATGATAGTAACTAAAAAGAATGACATTTTAGAAGTTAAATTTACTTCTAAGGTGAATTTTAAACAGCACATAATGTTTTCTAGTGATTGGCACTTTGATAACTCACATTGCAAAAGAACGCTTTTAGCAGAACACTTAAAAGAAGCTGAAGATAAAAAAGCACCTGTTATTTGCGCTGGTGATGCGCTTTGTTTAATGCAAGGCAAGTACGACCCAAGAAAGTCAAATAGCAGTTTAAAGCCTGAACACATGAAAACCTATCTTGATGATATTATTGAAGATACAGCCGACTTTTTAAGCAAGTACAAACTAACATACATATTTTTTGAAGGCAACCATGAATCAAACATACGTGAACGACTTGGAACAGATATGCTTAAACGCTTAGTAAAAGAATTGCAGCACAGAGGTTTAAACGCTTACAGCTTCGGCTATCAAGGTTTTATAAGGTTTCAGTTTAGGGTAATAAACGCCACGTTTAGCTTGCTTTATGCTACGCATCATGGAAATTGGGGTGGGGTTGTTTCGAAGGGTGTTCAATCGGTTGCAAGGTATTCAAGTATATTTCCACAGGCGGATATATTTCATTCAGGCCATACTCATGATAGCTGGGTAGTTCCTGATCGTAGATACTGGGTTAATCAAATAGGTAATATAGTGCAAAAAAATCAATGGCACTTAAAAACACCTACTTATAAAGATGAATTTGAAGGTGCAAGGGGCTGGGCAGTTGAGAAGATAGTTAAACCTAAACCATTGGGCTGTATCTTTGGCAAGATAAAGGTAAACAAAACCACAGGCATAGAACTAAACTTTGATTTAAAAGTTACATGATAGCAATTATCGGGCATGGTGGGCATGGTAAAAGTACACTTGCTGATATTATTGCAAAAGAGCATGAAATTTCATGGATAGATACAAGCCTTGCAGCGTTTAATCTTTTTATTTGGAAACAACTCAAAGGCATTTATAAAACTAAGAGAGATTGCCTGCTTGATCGTGTAAACAATAGGCAGCTATGGTTTGACATGATAAGCGAATTTTGCAAAGATGACCCAAGCGCATTGATAACGCACATAGATAAGTACTTTAATATGGTTGTGGGTATTCGCAGCCGTAGGGAGTTTGATGCAAGCAAGCACCTGTTTCATTTAGTGATAGGTGTATGGCGTGAAGGCTATGATTTAGACCCTACCTTTGAACTTGATATTATTAAAGATAGTGATATTTTGGTGCAAAGCACTTCTATTGAAGCACTAGAGCAATTTTCAACCAGTAGAAGCTTTTGATAGCTAGTAAATTGTTCTGTAATAAAGATTTATATTGTTTTCTTTTGCGTATTTCTCAGCATATTTCATACCTATACTCATACCATAGTCAATATAAAAAACTGTATAATCAGCAACATTAGACCATATCAACCCAGCGGATATACCTAGTTCTCTTTCATGCTTTATATTATCGTTTAATACCCCTTCTTGAGTGTATAGCAAATGGCTTGCTATTGGTGATTCGCCTTTCATTAAACTATCTCTAATACATTCGCGGGCGTATTTTACGTTCCTTTCAATATCTCCTGCATAGGGGCTTTCTATTACTACTCTTTTCATTATTAAAATAGGCTTAAAACTGTGCTTTTTTCTAAATCAATAGATTTGTGATTCTTTACATTTATATCAAAGTAGCTTTCTTTTAATTCAATAGAAACGCTTTTGCGGTTCATTTTAATAGCTTGATAACCCTCGCTACCTATCCCTCCAAAGAAACTGCCTACTACTTCTCCCTCGTTTGAATACAAGTGTATTATCCTTTGGATAGTATCTAACTGTAAAGGGCAAATGTGCTTTTCATCATTACCATCTCTAGCCGATCGGTATTGCAATGTTCTCCCATAATCAATATCCATCCAAACAGGGCTGGCATACTTTTGCCATAAATCAACTGGCAAATAATTAGGCTTATCATTGTCAGTATCTTGGTGCTTTATTGGTGTTTCGTTATCCCCGCTATTTCTAAAAAACAAAACATAGTCAGGAATACCAACTCTACTCATTACGCTATCCTTTTTAATAGTCTTATGGAGTAGACCGAGTGCTTTTGTTCTTTGCATTTCTGTAACTGGGTTCTTCCATATTGTAGTTCTTGCATGGTAAATAAAACCTTGTTCTGTAAACCAATCAATTAGCATCCCGCTAAAATCTCTTAACCCTATAAAACCCTCTTTGCCTTTTTGAATAGGTAAATCCATGCAATGAACAGCGCATATTCTGCCATCTTTTAGCGTTCTTTTTATTTGCGGGATTAAGTGCTTAAAGTGTTGTTCAAACTGCTTATAATCGCTTACATTGCCCATGTCCTCAGGTTTGTCAGAGTAAACGTAAAGTTCAGCAAATGGCGGGCTAAATACAACCAAATCTAATGAGTTAGATTCTAGTTTTTGGCTTTCTTTTACGCAATCACCATTTATAACGTGGTAGTTTTCGGTTTTTATTTCTTTGTTCTTTATCATGAATTTTGATTTGTTAGTTTTATAATCTGAATCAGCAGAATATTTGCTCATTTCGGATATCATTTCAAAGTGCTTTTTTTCTTTTTGTAGTATTGTCTTTCTTACGTTCTCTTGGCTTTGTGGCACTAATAAATGAACCTTAACTTTATTCTTTTGCCCAAACCTATAACATCTTCTAACAGCTTGATAGAACGCTTCAAACTTGAAATCATAAGAAGTGAATACCATATTAAAACATTGCTGGTAATTCATACCAAACGATGCTATACTTGTTTTGGTTATTAGCGTTTTAAACTCTTTATCTGCAAAACCATTTAAGTTTTTAGCTTTATATTCTGCCTTATCAGATCCTTGAACATTAACGCTATCATTCAAAACTTTTTTAAGGGCGGTTGCCTCATCGTTTTTTAAAGTCCACACAATCCACTGGTCATCATTTGAATTTACAAGGTCTATGGTTTTTTGAACTCTACTATCGAATGATCGCTTTAAATCTCTATGCAATTCAGTAGCACTTACCGCAACATCGCCAAATAGATTTTCGCTTGTGTTTTCAACTTCTATAATATGTTCAATATATTCTATTTCAGGCAAATCATAACCGCAACCATCAAAGCCTAATGTAGTAGGCGTATCAATAGATATTGACCATGTGCAAACGTATTTCCAAAAACTATCTTTTGCGTGCTTTCTTAATCTCCATTTGCTTGTTTCTCCTCCATCATGCACAAAGAACATTGCAAGCATTTCTAAATAAGGCATTGCCCCTAAAAATTCACTATGCTGCCCTAGTTCCATGTGATCGTTAGGAGATGGTGTGGCAGTACAAGCTAGCTTATAAGGTGTATTTTTAAAGCTATCAATTATAAACCTTGATAGTTTACCATCCCTACCTTTCAATATGCTACTTTCATCTAAAACGACTCCACTAAAAACGCTTGTATCAATGTTTTTTATTTGCTCATAGTTTGTGATATAGATGCCATTTAAACTGCCTATAATGTTATCGATATTTGTATTTAGATTTTCAATATCAATGTTGAACTTACTACCCTCTTTAATTGTTTGAGCAACAACAGCCAAAGGTGCAAGTATTAATACAGGCTTTTTAGTATGTATGTTTACTTGTTTAGCCCATTCTAATTGCTGGAATGTTTTACCAAGCCCGCAATCTTCAAATAGTGCAAACCTCCCTTTTTTCAGGGCTATTTTAATGCAGTACTTTTGGAAGTCCTTTAGTTTAGGGTTTAATCCTGATTCGTTAATGTCAAAACCGCTGGCGATAAATGACTTTTTTTTAGTTTCTAAAAAATCTAGGTATTCTGTGTTTGTGTTTGTCATAGTGTTTTATTATACTAGCAAATGTAATTAAAATAATTTTATTTATTACTATTTTTTTATATCAATTTGCTTTTAATGTTATCTGTTTAGTACGTTAATCATTGATGCCATGCTATCCAGGACTTTGTTATAACTCCCTAGCATTATCTTTGCGCCCTTTGCCTCGCTTTCTGCAATAGCCTCATCTATTCTTAATTGTTCGTGTTCAACTATCGCAGCCGATTCTTTTTCTAAGATCGTGCCTGTATTTGTAATCTTACTTTTTGCCTCTGCTATTTTGCGCTCTTGGTATAAAGTATGATATTGACTAACAGCTTTTTTCTCTGCCTCTGCTATGCTTACGCATACTATTGATAGTTCCCTACGAGCCTCTAAGAGCGTATCTAAGCCCTGTTCTAATCGGTAGGTAGCAAACCATTCTATAATGTCCTTTGCGTTGCTCACAGCTTTACTATTAATGAATCCTTAGAAAATGAAACTTTTGCAGGCGGTATCTCTTCGCCTGTATCTGAATCAATCGCTACCGATCCATTCTTTAAACTAGCCTTTGCAATATCTTCTAGCCTTTTTAATTCAGCTTTTTTATCTTTCCATAGGTCGATGTGGTCAAACTTATAAGTGCTTTTACCATTCCTAAGTTCAAAGTTTAACCCTAAATGCTCGAAGGTTTTATCTTCAAACTTTTCTGCCTCGGTTAAAGCGTGTTCCTTTACGTTATCGATGCTTATCTTTAAATGCTTTTCAAGGTCTTTTAAGTAGGCATAGATTTCAAGAGGGTCAGACATACCCTCTTGAACCCTTACAACTGCCTCCGATATTGTTTCCTTAAACGAGTTCACTTTTAACCTCCTCTCTCATTTTGTACTTTTTCAATATGTCATTAAGATTGCCACCATCAGCAATAAATACTTTAGCCTTTTCAAACTCAGGCGTTCCTTTGTTTAGCCATTTCTTATCGTCTTTTGGTGTGCTTGCTTTGTTGCCATCGTCATCTTCTGCTTGAAGTCCTAACAATGATTGCAAAGTATATCTTCTGTAATACGTTACACAACTTCCTAGCTTTTGAGGATCGGATAGTTCCGGTAACTTCATTTCGCTTACTACTTTTTCTCCGCTATCAATATCTATTAAAATTGATTGCTGGCAACCATCTACAATCGGCTGCAATAGTAGCAACTTCTCTTTTTGTAGTAATGGTTGCAAGTGGCTTATCAATCCATTAATATCAAAGTACTTTGATTTGAAGAAAGGGTTTGTTGATTCCTTACTGATTGCTCCAACTTCGCCTTGAAGTTTAAAAAGCTTTTGTGCTATTTTAGTTTCCATATTTATTCTTTTATTAGGTTATCGAATGTTAATTGATCGCATTGCTTGTAAAAATAGTTCGAGCCATTTGTAAAGCTAAAACTTAAACCATCCTCAACTTGATACAAGGAGTTTAATACAGTCGAGTGGTGTGCCATACCGCTTTTCATTCCTATGCTTGTGAGTGCCATTCTTGTATGCTTTCTGAGCAAGTATCTATAAGCGTGGCGTATCTTTATAATATCCTCGTTTCGTTTCTTGCTTTCTATCGCTTGCTCAACTTCTCTTAGGGTTATTCCTAAAAGGTCGGAGATTCGTTTTTTTGCTGATTGTTCTACTATGTTATTCATTTCTTTATTATCTTTCATTTTGGTGTGCAAATAGTTTAGCTGTATCTGATAGGGTGTTAAACCTGTGAACGTAAATTTTTAACCTGAATGCCGTTTTCTTTTTTGATGAACATTGCCACCATTTAGCGTTTCTTAAAAAGCTGATCATTTCGGCTATTTCTTCTTTATAGTAAACAGCATCAAGCTTTTGGTTCAGCTTTATTAGTTCAACTCTTGCTGCTTCTATTTTCATTTTTATTACTGTGTCTGAACTTCTTTCAAGTTTCTTGATTGAGGTTTCAACTTCTTTTATTCTTTGCTTTGTATTCATAATTTACCTTGCTTTAAATTTCTATACCAAACTGCCCAGCGTAAAAAAGCATAATAGCTATCAAACTTCTGAACAGTTCTTTCTACATCCATGTTAAAAAATATTGTTGTTTTCATAGTGTTTTCAATAAAGTTCTTCTATCAATTCTGCTTCCCATTCTTTAAAATCTGCCACAAGATCAACCATACCCCTTAAGGCATTTTTTTCATCGTGGCCTAAATCTTTAACGAAGGCAGTTAAGTTGGTTTCGTTTTCTTGAATTTCATCAAAACAATCCTGTAAATCTTGTAAGGTGTTTTGGAATCTGCAATAGCTCATGTTACTCATAGTGTTTATTTTTTTAATATTGTACCCGCAAGATAATATAAAAAATTATTAATACCTAATTAAATAATTTTATTTTTGATAAAATGGTTCTATACTATCGTACAAACCTATAAAGGCATTGGCTTTGTTTCGCAGATGTATTCTTATTATCGGGACATAAACAGTTTTATGCTTTCTTAGATCAAGCCTAAACTCTTTTGCTTTTTCAAACGCCTCTTCAAGTTCTGCCTTACTAAATTTTGCGGTGTGGTTTTCAAGTGAGATTAGGTAGTCTAAATATTCTTCTCCGTATTCCTCAACTATACCTATATCATATTTCCGCTCATCACCACCATTATAGCTATTTGATTGAAAGCATTGGATATGGATATTGTGTAAGTTTAAAGCTATCCCACGATTCGAGCCTACGCTTTTTCTATGCCCGCCTGCCATTTTACCGAATTTCCTTGTAGCTATACAAGGTTGCCCGTAATCAATTAGCCTAGCTATTTCATTGATAACTGGCTGCAAAACAGTTGCACGATAAGCATCTACTGAAAGCAACCGCCTACGCTCTTTTGTTTTAAGCTTTGCTTTGTTGCTCTTAATTTGCTTGCTTGCTTTTAGGCTTGTTTTGTTTAGATAATCTTTGCCGTTACTTGAATTAAGTAACCATTGCCGCCAGCATTTAGCACATAAGCCTTTTTGTAAAGGGTGTAAAAAAGAATCTATACCACACCCGAAGCCCCTAGCTAACCCCTTGCCCTTGCATTGTTTTTTAGCTTGGTTCATATTTTTTTAATTAAATCAGCCAAGCATATCCAATCTTGCTTATCTGCGTTTTGTTTCTTTTTGTATAGAAGCCTAAGTTGATCTAAAGCCTGTTCTGTTCTTTGCTTTTTTGTGAGCTTTTTTGATTCTTGCTTTACTGGAAGGTTGCCTGTAATATCCCATTCAATCACGTTTCTGCCAGTTATCTTGCAAGCCCTTACCTGCTTTTCATAAATAACGCCCAAATCTCTTAATTCTGTAAATCTAGACGAAATACCAAAAGAACCTGTAACTACACCGCCCCAAGTAACTGCCTCAGATGCTGTGCATGGAGCATGGTTTAATAATTTCTCATAAATCTCAAATCTTCTTTTAGATAATAAGCCCTCGGCTTTTATTTGCTGGTAGCATTGTGCTGATGTTTGTCTTGTTTTGTTCATCGTTTCTTATTTAGTTTACCGTTATCTGTGTGAAACAATCTCATTAAGTAGTGCCATATTCTAAATCTCATAATCTTTCTTTTTTTGGTGCTGCATTGAAACGCAGCATAACAGCCAATAAATAAGCATTGTGAAAAACAACGCTTTTTATTTTAGTGTTATTCCCTTTCTCTATCCATTTGCCTTTCGCCTTCCATATGTATAGCATCTTCTCTACGTAGTTCAATATCTTCTTCTTCTAAATCGTTCCAGTACTTGTCATGCGCTTTTTGTGCATCTTCAATATTTTTTAATCCCATGTTGTTAAAGTACCCAACGTACTCAGCAAACGTATCAAAAAAGTCTTTATCTTGAATCTCGTTTTTAAAGCCTAAAAGATTAAAGCCCTCGATATTATTAACCCATGCAAATAGCGCATAGTGTATAGTATCAAAATCAAAGTCCGTTTTAAAGGTGGATAATACTACTTCAAAAAAGCAGTTTTTAAAATGTTGTGTTGGTTTAATAGTTTTCATAGTGTTATAATTTATTAGCACGAAGATAAAACAAACTATTCAAATAAAAAAATTTTTATTCCAATTAAAAAAATTATATTTGCGGTACACTATTATAAAAACAAAACATTATGGATTACAAAAAGTACAGCAAAAACGTAGAAACAGCAATCAAGAGTTCATTAAATCACTTAAAGACTTGCGAAGAAAAAATGGATTTAATTAATGCAAAGGAAAAAGTAAAATATGCAGAGAAACTATTATCAAAACAAAGAAAAGAAAAAAACAAACTAACTCTACTTCCAAAAAAAGACCCAAAGCATAAATTAATAAATGAACAAATTGAAAATCTTAGCACCCAAATAATAGAAACAGGTAAGAATATTAAAGAATTTAAAGAAAAAAGAAAGGATGTTCTTAAAAAGTACAGCATTTACAGAGAAAAATACTTAAGAGTAGGTCTAAAAAATTATTGCAATAGTCTTAATATTTCATACCCTTTTGTTAAAAAACTAATGGGGAATACCGAAGAAATCAATTAATATAAAACACTATGAAATTAATGAACTTTTTTATCCAATCAGCAGAAGAACAATATTTTACTTTTATGGAATATGTCTATGATAGAATCCCTGAACCTGAAACACAAGAACAAGAGGAGGCAGTAGATAAATGGATTAGCAGTTTGCACTATCGGCAGTTTAGCCCTGAGCAAGCTGGCAAGATAATCACAAGAGCAATCAATATACACTTTAATAAATAACACTATGAAAATACAAGCAACATTAAAAGAGGCTAAAGAGCATCTTAGACAAAACTGGGACAAAGGAACAGGTTGCCCTTGTTGCGGTCAGCTAGTAAAGCTATACAAAAGAAAACTAAACTCCGGTATGGCAATCACTTTATTTCGTATCTACCAATATAACGGATTTAACCCTGTTCATGTAAAAGACTTTTTAAAAGATAACAAGCTAAGAAATAACCACGATTGGACATTGCTAAAGCATTGGGGTTTGTTAAAAGAGGAGTATAATGAAGATGAGGACAAAAAACACTCAGGGGTTTATCATCTCACACAAAAAGGGGTTTATTTTTTAACAACAAAGTTAACATTGCCTAAACATATTCTTATTTACAATAACAAGTTTCAGGGGTTTTCACATAATCTAACAACCTTTAGAGAATCATTAAGCAATAATTTTAGCTATCCTGAACTAATGCAATCCATTAACATTGAAATTAAAGACGTATAACACTACATTGAAATCGCAATTCAAAAGAACATGGGGAGGTAAAACTTTGGAAACATTCAAGGGCTGTTGTAGTGTTCAGCCCTCCCCTTTTTTAAATCAAAAAAATACACTATCTTGCGACAAGTAAAACGCCACAATGAAAAAGATATTTAGTAAAACAAATATACCTAAGAGGGTTAAAACATTGGCAGCAGCTAATGGGGTTTCGTGGTGTTTCCAACCCTCTTTTTTTAAACTTAAAAACCATGAAAGACACTTTTTACTTTAGTCACGATTACAACGCACGATCGGATGAGAAGATTAAGAAATTAATACGGAAACATCAAATGATCGGCTATGGAATTTATTGGGCAATCATAGAAGATTTGTATAATAATGCGAACGCATTGCAAACGGATTACGAGGGCATTGCGTTTGATTTACATACTGATCCAAAAATTGTTAAGTCAATACTTAATGACTTTGAATTATTTGATTTTACTGGCGAATTTTTCTCTAGCTTATCGGTTAAGAAAAGACTAGAGTTAAGAGATGAAAAAAGTAGTAAGGCAAGGCAAAGCGCACAGGCTAGATGGTATAAAAACAAAGGGATTGATGCGAACGCAAAGCGAACGCAAAGCGATGGCAATGCTAAAAAGGAAAAGAAAGGAAAGGAAAAGAAAGGAAATATTATACCTCCTTTTGATGTTTTTTTAGAATACGCTAAAGCAAACGATAGAAAGATTAGTCCGATGGGTGTGAAACATAAATACAATGCTTGGTTAGAAAATGATTGGAGGGATGGATATGATAAACCGATTAAAAACTGGAAATCAAAACTACTAAATGCGTTAAAATACATCGATAAGATAAAAGAAGAAACAACGTGGCAGCAAACGGGCTTATTAGGTAATCAATAATGATATACAAAATAACAGATAGAGCGAACGAAATAGCCGATAAAATTAAGCAGGGCTATGTTAAAGGATTACAAATGCCCTTTAAATGCATTGACGATCTTTATTCTGTAAAGATGGGATGCGTTTCTTATTTTGTAGGGCATGAATACTCAGGCAAAACTGAATTTATTTTAGAGCGTGATGTTTGGCTTGCTAAACAATTTAATCAAGTTAGTTTGATATTCACACCAGAAACTGGGGATGTAGATGATATATTTTTAGAGATTTGCCATAAGTGGTGCGGTAAACCATTGATAGGCAAGCACAAGATAAGCGAGGCAGAAAGGCTATCGGTAATGCAGCAAGTGGCTCAATACTTCCACGTTATCCAGGTAGATGATGAATTAACCTTTGATGCCTTAATTGAGGAATACAAGATATACGAATCACAAAACAATATCAAAATAAACCTTATCACTATTGATCCTTTTAACGAATTGCAATGGGACTTGAAAGGTTTACCAAGAGATATGTGGCTAGAGAATACGCTGGGTAAGGTAAGGCGAACTGCAAGAAATGAAAATATACATTTTACAATCATTACCCATCCGATAGAAAGCGATAGGCTTTACTCAAAAGAGGGTTACTTATTAGCACCAAGTAGAAAACAGTATGCAGGAGGTCAAGCATGGGCAAGGAAAGGCGAAAGCATGATTTCAATACACAGACCTCATGTTGGCTTATCGGATGAGGCAGTAATGATAAGAGAAAACCAAATGCAGTTCACTATGCAAAAGGCAAAGCCAAAAGGAATCGGTCAATTAGGCATAGCAGATTTATACTTTGATTGGAAACGCTCTGCATACTATGAGGAAATAAACGGAAAGAATTATTATGCTGGCGAATATTATGCAAGCCTTTTAACCGATCCGCTAAAAGATACAAGCAATTTTGATTATTCACATTTAGAAGATAGCCCATTTTGAAAGCATTAATACCACAAGATAAGATAGAGGCACTTGCAAAGTTAAGCGCAAGGCTACAAAAGAACGGATTAAAAAATGCAGCCGATGAGGTTGTATGGAGAAACACAATGGAGGATTATTACCGATATTATTCTGAGATAGAGGCGGTGCGTTCTAAACTTCAAGATAAGATAGTAAAATCAATCAAAGCGAATAGAGCCGATTTAAGCAATGATTTTATAGAGATTGATACCTACCTATCACTTGCAAGTGAAATGTACTTTAAATGGGCTGCATTTGACGTTATGAAGCAAGAAAAGGATAATATTATAATGGAGTTAGGTAAAGAGAACTTAGAACTGGGTAAAAAGGCAGCGGATGCGATCAAAGAATTAGAACAACTAAAAAGTAACTTATAATGGATAAATACAAAATACTAAATCTTTACGCTTGTTTAGGTGGCAATAGGTATAAGTGGGATGAGGTTGCAGATAATATAGAAGTTACAGCGGTTGAACTCGATCCTGAATTAGCAAGGTTATATCAAGAGCGATTCCCTAATGATACTGTTATTGTTGCTGATGCTCATCAATATTTATTAGACCATTATAAAGAGTTTGATTTCATTTGGAGCAGCCCACCTTGTCCAAGTCATTCAAGAGTTAGATTTAGTCAAAAAAATAGAGAAAATTGCGATGCGGTTTATCCTGATTTTAAACTTTATGAAGAAGTTGTTTTGCTGGACAATTATTTCAATGGGAAATATGTTGTAGAAAATGTAATTCCTTTTTATGAACCTTTAATCCCCGCTAAAAAAAGAGGCAGGCATTTATATTGGACTAATTTTATACTTCCAACAGATATAGGCGAAAGAGATGGAACAGGAATTATAAGTAAGGTGAAAAATGAAGTTGATGTTTTGTGCAAATTTCACGATTACGATTTTTACAAATACAAAGGGAAACAAAGAAAAGATAAAATTGCAAGAAACCTAGTAGACTACGAGGCTGGCAGAACCATACTAGAAACCGCTTTAGGAATACAAAGGCAGTTAAACACAAAACAGCAAACAATGTTTTAATGTGTATAAAACAATTATTTTTTACACGATTAAATAATTATCTTTGCAAGTATAATGAGTGAAAAAGTAGAGAAAAAACGAGGCAGAAAGCCGATAGAATACAAACAGCCGATAGTTCAAAAAACTTTCAGGATGCTTGAAGCTGATGTAGCACCAGTAACTAAATTGGTTGTAAACTACATGAAAAAGAATAGCAACATAGCGAAGTATAAAAAACAAAGAAAAAAGAAATGAATATAAAAGGAACAATTAAACTAATAGGCAAAACACAAGCCTTTGACAGTGGTTTTACTAAACGTCAAATAGTAGTAACAACACAAGAACAATATCCGCAAGATTTAGCGATTGAATTTGTAAAGGACAAAACCAGCATACTTGATATGTTTAAGTCAGGCGATGTTGTGGACGTAGCTATTAACCTACGAGGTAACGAGTACAATGGTAAGTATTATGTAAACCTACAAGGGTGGAAGATAAACAAAGAAGGGTCGGACCAAGCAGCACCCCAATCAAGTACACAGCCGATAACTGCACCAACTTCAAAAGATGATTTGCCATTTTAATGAAACCAACCTATACACTAAAAGCTGAAAGGCATGAGGGCGAAGAGTGCGAAGTACACCGCAATTTAACATATGAACAAGCAAAAGAAAAAATTGATGTATATTTGGAGAAGAAGTGGAAAATAGATTTAACCGAAGATAAGGAATGATACCAAGCGATCAAGAACTAATTAAACTATACATTGATACCATGAGTATCAGCGAGTTTAAGAAGTGGCTTGACGTTCCTTGCACCGATAAAGATTTAATTGCAGCGCATACCCATTTCATAAATGAGGGCTTAGATGAAAAAGCTACGATAGTATTTGAAAAGGTATGCGAGAAACAATTACCTCATAGAGTAACCGATAAAAACAGATGAATAAGCAAATAAGAAACAACCTCAAAACAATAGCGCAGAACCTACCGCCTAAAGTGGATGGGTTTCCGGTAAAGAACAAAAGAGTAAACCATTTCCGTAGGCTTAAAAACGCTTATACCAGGAAAGGAACGGATGGGGTAAAAGAATACTACGATCAAAACCAATACTAATATGGATGTAGAAAAAATAATGTTTCCCGATAGTGGCAAACTTGTAGAAGATGAGTATGGAACTTTACACGCTCAAATAGTGGATATGGAATTAGACCCA